CCCGGATCGGTTCTCGGACAGGTCGTTTTTCTACGATCGATCTGAGTAGTGCGTCTGACACTATATCGCGAGATATGGTGCGGTGGGCGGTTCCGAAAGAGCTGTTTTGTTGGCTCGATCTTCTCCGTTCACCGACCACAAGAGTGGGTAGCAGCTGGCATAAGCTTAACATGCTCAGCTCCATGGGGAATGGATACACTTTTCCCATGCAGACTGCTATCTTTTGTTGTGTCGTAGCCTCTGCGTACACCCTCCACTTCGCTACGCCTCTTTTGAGGGCTAGGAAGCGAGGGACTGCTAAGTACAATATGTATCTCAACGCGCACGTTAAGAACTACCAGCATTTCAAGCTGGGTAATTTTGGCGTGTTCGGTGATGATATTGTTGTACGAACCGACATTGATGCTAAGGTACGTCGTTTGCTGCACCTCCTTGGTTTCAGTGTTAACGCGGAGAAGTCGTTCCGTGAGGGCGACTTTAGAGAGTCCTGTGGTGGAGATTACCACCGTGGTAAAGATATTCGGGGTGTATATATAAAGACCCTGAAGTCACGGCAGGACTGCCTTGTAGCTTTCAACAGGCTGGCTGAGTTCAGTGCTAGACATAGCATTGACCTCACAGGCACCTTAACTTACCTCAAACAGTTTACAGGCGGTTTTATGCCTGTGCCACTGTCGGCGAGTTACGATGCTGGGATGCGGGTACCGATGTCGCTAGTAAAAAGAAAACTTACTAGCAAAAGGTACCAGTGCGCTATCTATACCTACTATAAGCCCGTTGTTACGAGCGTTAGGTTCGGTGATGATAGCGTTTCCCATCCAGAGCGACCTTCCCTGTATAATTCTTGGGGAGTAACTCTGGTCCTGTTGGGCGGTTACCTTCGGAGCGGACGTATCGCGATTCGGCCTAGCGGCCAATTGCGGTATGTTCGGAAGGCAAAGCCCAGTTCCAATTGGGACTGGGCCCCGGGTCTTACGACCCGGGTGGGTGAACGGCTAACCACCGTTCTTAACCTTGTTTTGGGACGACAAGGCAT